CCAGAGCTACACAGACGCTTGTAGAAGCGATTAGACCCCTTAAGGCTATCTTACTATACGATGGGGACTTAGCAGGCCGTACAGCCTGTCTACGGCTGCGTAGGATGGCTCCTAGTATTTCAGCCTACACCACAGAAATATCACCAGACGACATGACGGAGGAAGAAATATATGAGTTACTTGGGAAAATCCAAAGAAGGATTGCTTAATGCAAAGCAGCGGGAGGCTATCGCTGGCGCAATAAAGGGGGAGATTGCGAATTTAGAGTTTCAGATGAACGGCTGGCGGATAGGTAGCTCTCCCTTTCGTAGGCTTGAGAATGAGGTCAGGGAATTGGAGGAGATTCTGAGATTGCTAAAGGAAGCCGAACATGCTTAAGGTAGAAAAGATATTGAAGATACACCCTGGTGTTGACTTGATAAGAGCTTGTGCTGTTTTGGAGATGTACCTAACCAAAGAATACGCCAGTAAGACCGGCTTCGATAGTCTTGGAATCTATAGCAATGGCACGGACCCTGATTTAATCATCTACTCTACGCCTACGATGATTGTGGTTAGGATAGGAGATTTCATGTGAACGAAGAGAAGCAGGAAACTTTGTGGACGGATGGAATGATTGTCGCTCGTTACTATAATGCGGTTCACTACCCTATAACGCCTGAGCAAATGGCATTTGTGAAAAGGATACGCAATGACTACGAAGCCGACCGCGCCCGCATCCAGGAGTTGGAGGAAACACTGGCATTTGCTGCTCAGTACAAAGGCATTGAGGCGCGAGCCTGTCCGCTGTGCAAGTACGAAAACGGCAAGTTTATCGAGGCGTGCCAGATGCACAAAGATATGAAGGAGCTACGGGCGCAACTGGACGAAGCATCAAGGCTTATCAGCCTCATGCACCCTATACATGGTTTGGGAGAGGGCGAATGTGAGGCGCAACTGGCAAGCGCACAGGCGGGGGAGTGGGAGCGGCTTACAGTCCCCGAAGTTGCTGAGATTATGTTTAGTTACTATGTTCCTGAAATGGGTGATGATGCTGCCAGGTATTACACAGGTAGCGTTGATAGTCAGGGCATATACATTGACGATTGTGGATATACGTTGTTGGGTGACTTTGAGATTGTACGCCGCGTGTCGCAAGCGCAGGAGGAGTAGCATGAAACGATGGGAGCCTGCCTGGCGTGGTTGGATAGCGTGAAAGGAAACGACAAAGATGATTGAACTTACGGCGGAACAGATTGGCGTTACCATCAAAGCACTGGAACGCTACAAAACTCGCATGGAAGAAATAAGTTTAATGGGCTGGTATAAGAGCAGTTCGGTGACGGATGCCGAAATAGCCCGTATCAACTCAGCCCTCGCTGCCCTCCGCACGCCTCAGCAGCCCGCCATGCCGGAGGAGGTGGTGGAGACAATCGCAGCGGCACTAGGCTATTACAAATTTCACGTTGGCGAAGCAAAACGGTGCGAGACCGCGAAAGCTTGGCTGGCGGCACAAAGGGGAGATGACAATGCTGGTTGAACTGAGTGACGAGGTACGACAGACAATTGAGGTATCGCTGAAGATCGCATATACACACCTTGAGGTCGCCAAGCGGTGGGGAACGTTAACTGACGCTCAGGCAGAGGCAATGCGCCAAATCGACGCCTGTCTCGCCGCCCTCCGCACGCCGGTGCAGCCGCAACAGGGGCTAGACTTTCCTGATTCGCCAGGATTGTCGAGTGACCCCGACGCCAAACTACCTGACGCCGCAGGAGATTGGCTTTTTACGGGCAATATAACGGTGCGGTCGCCCTCGTCAAGCGACACTGAGGGCTTTACGGTTTATGTCGTCGCCCGCCACTTTGCAATTGCCATGCAGAGCGACACTGTAACCATTACCGACCCCGTATCGGGGCTTCAGTACCCGCCCTCACTTTCAACATTTACGGGCTGGTGGCAACGAGTACCAGCCGCGCTATCTGACCAACCTGGCCCGCAAGTTTGCAAAGGAGATGAGCAATGCCAACCATTAACCTGACCGATGACCAACTGGAGACGATTGATGCGGCGTTGGAGTTTGTGGATACGCAGCGGCTTGCAGATAGATATTTAGATATGGGAGAGTTTGAGCATGAGCAGGTCACTGCTGCACGTATCGCCCTCCGCACTTCACAGCCCGCCCACGTCGTCATGTCCGAAAACGCCTACAATCGCAAAATTGCGGAGACATTCGAGGCTGGCCTAAAGGCAGGACGGGAACAGCCCGCCATGCTGGAGCCTGACTGGAGCCGAGTCAATCCCAAATATCAATGGGCATGGTTAACGCCAATGATAGACGCCAAGTACGGGCCGAAATTTTGTTGGCGATTCCGAGAAACAGAACCTATTGAACGGCATGTTGACAGCAATTCGTTTCTTGGCTTAGAGCATGATTACATTTCATGGTTTCCGATTGAGTTGCCGCTTGGCGTAGACTACCGCACAACCCTGCGTCGTCGCCCGCCCGCCGAGTAGCCCCGCCCCACAGAGCCACAACCGCCTAGTTAGGGCGGCTGTTTTGTGTCACAGGGCTGTATCTGCTGCCGCTGTTGCATCAATCGTTGATGCTGCCTGCAGTTCACGCTTCCTATTTTTGTACGCCTCCTGCTTGCTATAACGGACTATCTCATCTATCCAGGCATCCAGGTAAAATTTTGCCAACTGAGTCTGTGTCAGTCCAGCAGGAGGCGGCTCAATCTTATCCGCAGTCATCAGCCGCAAGGCATTGCCGATTTGCACATCGGTGAGTCCCGCCGCCGCCCCTGGGGTGCGTGTAACTGTTTGTCCCGCAAACACAGCGGTTATCGTAAACGACATATCATCCCCCCTATGTGTTGGTATCGTCATATTTGACAACAAAGGCTACCATCGTTATTTCGTCCGTAACAGTTGCTTCCCCTGTTAGCTTTAGCGTAACGTTTCCCGACAACGTTTCAGCAGGTGTCGTGTAAGAGCTAAAGACCGCTACTCCTGCATTGTAGATGCAGTAGGCCCTTTGTGTTGCTGCTCCAGTTCGCCAAATCCGTCCAGTAAAAACAATGTCAGCGGATATTCCACCACTACCATTGTAGGTAATGAGCGTGGTTGCACCGTATTTAACACGAACGGTTTTGGCGTTGCCACTTCCTGTCAAATGGACAATCGCCTCAAAAGAAACGCTCATGGCGTTGTTATTCAGCGTATTGCCTGGGATGGAATAGGTCATGAGGTCATCTTCACCAGTTCCTACGTTCCCCACCGTCGTGACGCTTGCATACAACACACCACCCACCGCTGCATCGTTGGAACTGTTACCCGCTTTGACACCAAGCAGACTCGCACCCACACTGGTCAGGTCGCCCACCTGAATCTTGCCGTCATTGAAGATAGTCAGGCGAACCTTGCGTGTGCTGCCATTAGTACCAGTAATAAAAGAAATTAGAGCAGGAACTGCCCCGCTACTTGGCGAGCCATCGACAAATGCCTCAATCACAGCGGGTAACTGGGATGCCGAACCATCGTAACCCTTAAAACCAACCCCTCCAAGACTGTCGCCATCAGCAACAGCACTTGGACTCGAAAAGTTGTTTCTCGCTCTACCTACGATGAACAGACTGCGAACAGCAGAGTTTGAGGCAGTAAAGGCTGAGATTACGCCACCAGATGTATTGTTGATAACGATATTATCTGTTGAAGCGTGCAGGTCAGTCGCTGCATCTCCCACTTGCAACGGATGTGCTGGTGAGGTGGTAGTTAGTCCAAGTCGATTGTTAGCCTCATCATAGGCAGATGTACCAAATAATATCTTGCCTTTTGTGGCGTGCGCCGTACTCATCAAGGTGAGGTTGCCGCCAGATGCCGTGTCGCCTTTGGCGGTTTGTCCTCCACTGCGCCCTGCCAAGAGCAAATAGAGGGTTGCCGTCTCAATAATCGTTGTCAATTGCGCTGCGCTGAGTGCGGTTGGCACACCCGTTCCCGCCGCTGATGCTCGCCCAATCACGGTAGCCTGCGCCAGGTCTGCCATTTTAGCCAGCGTAACAGCAGCATCGGCAATGCCCCCTGTTGCCACTGTACCCCATCCCAGATTCCCACCTTGCTCACGCAACACCTGGTCAGAGCCGGAGGCTGTCGCCATATCTACAGGGTCGCCAGAGACACCAAGGTTATTCACCTTAACCGTCAGAGCAGCCATATTAGCCAATTTGGCATTGGTTACCGCATCGTTGGCGATGCCAGCAGTTGCGATAGTGCCAAAGCCAAGCGCACTGCCACTCTCACGCAGAACCGCCCCACTAGCAGCAGTAGCAGATATATCGGCAGGGTCGCCACTCGAATTTGCAGACCTGCCGATTACCGATAATGCGCCACTGTCACGTAACTTGGCGTTTGTAATGCTGTTGTCAGTAACAATATTCGCAAACGTATAAATGGTATCAAAATACGTTTTCAAAAATGCCTTGATATTAGTATAGGTAACACGCTTAAATACATTACTTGCTGCACTGTCCACAATCACAGCACTATCAGCATCAATAGGCGGGTTCTTAGCAGTAAGAGTGGAGATATTGGTGGAGTCAAGAGTTTTGTTTGTGAGCGTAGCTGCCAAGCTATTGTAGTAGGTGGCAAAGGTTGATTTTATAATCGACCAAGCGGTCTTTTTGAGCGTGCTGCCTGTTGTGTACCCGAAGGTATCGGTATCGTCAATCGTATCGTCTGTAGTGGCAGCATTGAGAGTCGCCCCTACTGCCTCTGGAATGCTTTGGCTATTTACCCAGGCCACACCGTTCCATACGGGAATATCTCCTGCTGTCTTTGTGCCAAAGGTCGTATCTGAATGGCTCCCAAGAGCATGAGCAGGAGTTCCACTTGGGTCTGAGGGAGGGTTTGCTCCCAGGTCTTGCCGACCAGCATAACCGTAGATAACGTAGACGCCATACTCCAGCTTCATTCGCACATTTAATCGGGGGGCATGGGGAAGACCAGCGTCGTTTCTGGCTGCAACAGTGGTTTGCGCCCCATCGACAGAGCGAATAGTGACATAGACAAAGGTGCTGCGACCAGGAACCACGAATAGGTAGCTGCCATCAGGGGAGAGTTTCCCCATTTTGCCAAACACCCACTGCTGTTCTTCTCTCCTTTTCCACCAACCGTTAAAAGAGTTCTTAAGCCTTTCGCTCACTAGCTTGGTCCTCCACAAATTCCAATCGTCTTGGTTGCGCTTAGGCTGCTGAGATTGCCTGCTCTGGAATCAAGGGTTGCGCCATTATCATCACTAAAAGAAACGTATTGCGCTGGTCCCCAGATGAGAACAGTGCCGTCTAAGCTGCCGCCAAAAGCAGCTTGGTAGGGAACCGTTCCCGTAGTTGGGGCAACCACCGCTGACCAGGTATCTCCTGCGTCACTTGAGAAATAAACCCCTTGCTTATCTCCGCTGCTACTGGCACTAGCGTCATTACCAGTTACAGCAGCAAGCACCAGGTTCCTGTCTGAGTCATGGCAGCGAACGGAGAAATGGCCTGCATTCACACCGTAGTCTTTGGAACCATCGTTCGGGGAAACGTCGTCTACAGTACCGGCAACCGCACGGATAAGAGCAAACTGACGGTTGCCTGTGCGGTCTAATTGTCCACTGTAGAAGACGTCTTCGGCGTCATTGTTTTCCCAAGGAAGGTGTATCTCACCTGCCATGCCGTTGAGAGGGACGATAGTCCCTGGGGCAGTTGGCACATAGGTTGTGCCGTCATCTAAGACAATCTCAGTGACGGTTAATGAAAGAGAAGCACTGGCAACATAGCTAATCGTAGCATTAGACTGGATGGATATACGAAAATAGATAGCAAAATCAGAATCAGCAGGAGAAGGGTCAGCTTCGATAATATCTCGATTATCAGGCCAATCATGCGCTACATAGTCTGAGAAATCGTACTGGAAAACAAAGCTGCGAGAATAGTCCTGGCTATCTCCAGTCAACCCATTATTCGTATCTGAGATTGTTGTGCGAGTGACAAATGTGCCATTCTTGAAGAAGGAAAAGCTATAACCAGTAGCGCCAAAGCCATGATTCTCATGATAGCCCTGGAAAGTTCCAGCAATCGTTATTCTCTTTGCGTTAGCAGGAGGAGAAATGCCCAAAGAATCGGCATACTGGACAGTCGCACCAGGAGTTCCGCTACTTGAACGTGAGATGCTGGCACTTGGTCTTCTGGCAAGCTCAGTATAAGCGTGAGTGGTGGTGGTTGTATCGTTTGTATCTATAAACTGTCCAAAGGTAGGCAAGGGATAACTTGGGTTTTCGCTATTGCTAATCTGTGTCCATGTAGCACCCCAGTCAGTGGTGATGTAGGGCAAAGCGGTAGCGGGATTCGCAGTTGCGGAATGGGCAATCGTATAACCCAAACCAGGCGTCTTGGGGCTGCAATACAAACCAATCGGATTGATAGCCCCACCGCTATCGTAACTGGCACTGATTAAAACCTCATCCGCCCAAGTGACTCCACCATCTAAACTGTAAGTCGCATAGGTTCCTGTATGTCCCACAGCAGAACCATAATAGGAAACGCAAATCAACCAAGGGTTTAGGCCGGAGGAGAAGTAAGTTCCAAAGCTGGCCTGAATCGTTCTCCATTGCGCTGTGGTGGCAAACTCGACAATCGCATTGACCACAACGGTTCCGAAAATATCACTGACACGGTAGACGTTATCCGCTGTAGCAACGAAACCGTTAACCGCCCCACTGCCGCTTACATAAGCAGGGCTAAACGGGTCAACCGCCCAAGTGAGAATCTCCTCTGAGCCGGTTATGTTTACGGTTGCCCAGGTTGGCCCACCTGAGCCGCTAGGAGTCGTGAAATCAGTTGTGCGGTAAATGTCATACTGGCCGATGAGCGCAACCAGGTCTTGAGAGGGAGTAAGCCCCGAATCTGGAGGCGGAATAACAACCACTGGTTCATAGCCAACCGGCTCAGTGTCATCTGGGATATGGGTAGTCGCAGGGTAGCCGGATTCCTCTTTGGTAAAATTAACCTGTACCTTAATCGCAGAACCCCGCTTATCCGTAGTGTAGGTTGCCTGAACAGACTCAATCATCCCATAGGCGGTTGTAAATGGAATCTCCCGAAACGGCGCATAGGTTGATGCCCAAGACAGGGATACCCGATTGAAAAGCGCAGGTTCGTAATCCCAAAAGAGGCTGCGAGTCGGGTCGGTGAAGCTGAAGCTCCCCCAGTAAGAGTTCAGCATCGCCCATCTGTGGCCTTCACACAGATTCAAGGCGGTTTGGCTAATAGCCAGTCCTTCATTTTCTGCCTGTTCAGTTGGCCCCTGTCCAAAAGCAGCGGTATCCCCAGGCGCAACCGAAAAGATAAGCGGAAGAGTGTCCTCTCCGTTTACGGTTATCCAGTCTGTAGAAACCTGAACAGCCCCAGAGCGCAAAACATGGTATTTGGGATGGCGATTATATTCGACGCTTAACTCATTCCAGTAGCTTTCGGTAATCGCTACAGCAACCGCTGGCCTATCGGCTACATCGTCAAGCCTCCAGTCTCTCTGGATATTGATTTGCCCCTTGCTATTGACCGCAACGTAATGGTCGGGAACCACCTTCTGAGCCATGTCAGCGACTTGCTGGAACAGGGTATTCGCTCCACCATCCAGCCTCATCGTATCGTAATCGGCCAAATCGGATGGAAAGAAGTAATCCGCAATTCCCAAAGCGGTGCTGTGCCAAAACAACAGATACCAAAGAGCCTTTGCCATATCCAGGCTAGGCATATATGACCAAGGGGAAATCGGATTGCCATGTGCATCCAGTTCTTCGGAACGATAGAGGGCCTGGGCAAAACCAGGGAGCATGTTTAACCAACCGCCTATATCGCTGGCATGAAGAGTGGTTGTGCGCTTAATGCCTAGTTTACTTCTGCCGATTGAATAGCTTTCAGTATCCAACCAGCCAAAGAACTTGATATGGCTTCTATCGGTGGCAGAGGAAGGCTCATCCCACCAAAAGAGAACCAGGGTTCCGTCTGGATAGGCGGTTCTGCTGAGGTTCTCATAAATTACCAGTTCCAGGGTTTGCCCCTGTCTTTGGAGGCTTTGCTGAACCTGGTAATTCGTTATTCTTGGGTCGTTTAGGGCATCAGTGTCAATCGCCAGTACAAAGCATCTTGCGGTATGCGATTTGCCGTTGCTATCGGTGACCGTAAGCGATACCCAGTAGCTTCCAGGCTCAAAGGTTGCGGTGATAACCGCACTGGCAGAAGTACCAACCGTAATCGTGCCACCGTCCACGTCCCAAGCATAGGTGCTAATCGTCGCCCCATCCGCCATCGCATAGCTTAGGTCTGCGCCACCTGCAGGAAATTGAACGGTAAGAAGCCCAGTGCCAGAGTCGACCATCCCCGCTGTGGATGGCCCAGTATTCGCCACAGGGGGTAACTTCGTATTAAAGTCGCCAACCTCAACCGTGCCATCCTTATAGTCTGTGCCAGTGCCATTGTCGGAGAAGAATGGTATCTTAGCCCAAGGACGGTAATCCTTAAGCACCGTAATATAAGCGTTATCCTGCACGTCCAAAAGCCCATCCTGAGTACCCCTGCTCGTCCTAGGCAAGGGAAGAGTGGCTGAGCCTGGGGTTCCCTTTACCCTGGTTCTACCTAAGTCGTCCCCACCCTCTGTGCTTCCTAAGAGAACCGTCATATCCTCAAGAATATCGGTGTATGCGCCAAGAGTCACGTTATCAAAGCTGATAGACGTGAGAGGGTAGCTGATTAAGGCCATATCCACCCTGGCTTTGAAAACAGCAACCGGCGTATGAAGATAGAGGCTAGGATTTGGATTAAACACTTAGGGTTCCTCTAATGGCTCAAGGTCCACAACGTAAACCGCAATACCTCTGGGAAAAAAGTTCTCCCATTTCGCATCTTGCCCCATTTCAGGTAGTTGGGCAACCCCGTTAAACCTTTGCCACTGCATACGAGTATTGCGAACATAAACGGTTACATCGTAATGGTCATGTTTGCCATTGTCAGTGTCCAGGAAAAACGAATACAGGATTGTGCCATCGTACTCATCTTCGTCTTCGGCAAAGTCGAAATGAAAACACGTATAAAGCCCAAGGTCGTTAACATTGCCATTAACGCTGTACTCCCTGTCAACAGGCGCAACAGGGTCATGTCTGCATTTTATAGCAGAGAGGTTAACCAAGGGAACGTTATGTCCAGTACCTACTTTTGGATAAGTTGGCATTTTAGTTACGCAGCCTCCAGCGCATCTATAATCATATCCTCAATCATCTTCCCGACCATCATCTCCATCCCAGGAGTAGCGGTTACCTGAAATGCGCCAGCGTGAATCTCAACCACCTTACTACTACTGCTATGACTGGAATTAGAGGCAACCAAGGCTCTTGGCATTACAAACTCACCAGCGTGGAGCATTGCGATTCCAGTCTTGGGAACATAACCGCCAGAAGCGTATTGCGGGATACTAGGCCCTAGTTTGGTGGAGTTCTCACCTTTGGGAATCTGGTTCTCAATACCGATTGTCTTCTCCATCTTGTCCAGGTATTTGTCGAACCACTCCTCCATCTTCTTGTCCCTGGCTTCCAGTTTCTCCTGATAACCCTTCACATAGATACCAACAGCGGTCAAGTCCTTCTGGAGCGCATCGTTTAGCTCTGTGATACGGTCTTGTTCTTCGGTGTCAATCTGCGTCATCTTCTCATCATGGACACGTTTCGCTTCGGCAATCTCATCGTCATGGTCCTCCTTGGCTCTCGCCAGAGCAATCGCCCTATCCGCATCAGCGTCATCCTGCTGCTGCTTATAGTTGAAGGCCATGTCCTCCAGACGCTTTTTGTCTTCCTTGTGTGCCTGGTCAAGCCTGTCTTTGGCAGCGTCTTTCGCATCCTGAATTTGGAGAGCCAGGGCATCCTTCGCATCCTGAACCTGCTGCTCATGGTCTTTCTTGCGCTGCTTCCTGTCTTCGTTGGCACTGAGCCTTTCATCCAAAAGCGCAACAGCGTCCAGTTGTCCAGCGGATTTCAGCATCGCCAAACGGTGCTGCTTATTCGCCCTTTCTTCCTGTTCACGGAAGTCTCTTTCGTTTTTCGCCAAAGACAGGTTACTGTCTCTTTGCATCTTGCCAATAGACTTATTTAGTTCATCTTGCGCTTGTGTGTCCCTGTCACTGGCATCTGCAATCGCATCTGAAACCGATTTATTGTAGTCCCTTAAGCCTCTAGCCCTGCTTCTCTCATAGTCCTCAGCTTCACGGAGTCTTGACTTATTGTAGTTCTTCTCCATGCTCGCCATTGACTGGTTGAAGTTGCGGTTTTCATCCTCCCTTTGGCGATTAAACTGTTTCTCAGTAGCCGCAATTGCATCATAGGCTTGGCCGATGACATCGTATTGTGCTTGACTGAAGCGAGGCTGAACTGGGCCTGGGCCTGTTGGCGAGCCACCATGATAACGAGTTTGTGAGCCAGCACCAGCACCCAAAGCACCAGATAAGAGGAGACTGGCATTATATGCGCCATAATCGTTACCGAAGCCAGCCAAACGTGCAGTAAATGGGTCAAAGAACTTGCCAAACGCATTGTTTTTTCCTAGCATTCTAGGCGTGAACTCAGAACCCAGTAAGCCAGATTTTAGCCAGTTTGGAGAGCGTGAAATGAGGTTGCCCAAACCGAAGGGTAAAGTTTCAAAGCCGCCCTTCTTAGTGGCTTCTGGAGGAGCAGACATCTTCTCCAAAATATCGGCAATCCCACCCAAGAACTGGTTAATAGGAGACTTTGAGTTTTTGCCCATTGCCAGGAATAAGTCATCCCAGGCAGCAGCCAGTTTCTCTAGGCCGGTTGCTTGACCCTCAAGGGTCTTGGACAGCTTCCCGTATTTCTCATCCAGCAATTGAAGAACAGCTTCGCCAAAGGCTTGTTCCCTGACCCAACCCTTGTTATTCTTTCGCAACTGCTCAATACGGTCATCGACTTCCTTGATGCCTAAGCCGATTTGGTCGAGCCTTTTCTTACTGGTATTGCTAATGGCAAGCTGGACATCTTGGGTAACCTCTTCTTGAGGTCTGCCCAAAGCAATGCTTGCGCCTCTGACGCCTCTGGTCACCCTTCCCAGTTCTGTAGTGGTCTTAGCAAAACCAGTAGCCAAGAGGCGTGTTACAGCAGCCAACTGGTCGGTTTTGGAAACCGCACCACCCGAATCCTTATTGTATTCCTTGAGAAGATTATTTAGCTTCTCTTGACCACCCGCCAAGGCAGAAGCAGCTTTCATCTGACGCTCATAGGCAGTAGCTTGCTTATCCGCCTCAATCAACGCTTGCCCCGCATTGACAAGCGCATAGCCTCCCACTCCAACCCCCAAAGCTGAAGCGACTCCACCAATCAGAGAGCCGGTTACACCACCACCTCCCGCACCAAGAAGCCTACGAAAGATTCCACCAATACCGCCAGTGGGAGGTTTTGCTCCACCACCAACAGCATAGCTGGCAACGTTCTTATTAATTCCAGCCGCATTAAGCTGTGATAGGAACTGCTCCTCAAGGCTCTTACCTTCTGCAAATAGTTGTTGGCGACCAGCAGCAGCAGTATTGCCGGTAATCGCAGCCAAGATTCCCTTTTGTTGACCGACAGGAAGACCCTGAACACGCTTTGTAATCGCCGCTAGAAGCTTTTGGTCTTGACCTTCCAGTCCCACTCTAGCCTTATCCGCAGCAGCGACTTGTCTGGCGGTATCTAACGCCTGTTTTCTCTCCTCATTGTTCCTGGCTTTATCCGCCTCAAACAATTGTTTTTCTACGGATAAGCGTTCCTTTAGGAATTCCTTATCGGCTTTTTGCTTGGCTTTGTTGGCTAGATTTGCCCCAAGAATCTCTTCTCTTGCTCTAGCTTTATCAGCCTGAAACAATTGACTTTCAATAGAGAGTTTCTCTTTGGCTTCTTGTTTGGCCTGAGCAATGGCAACCGTATCCTTACCGCCAAAAGAAACTGGAAGCTGACCACCACCAACCAGATATTTGGTTTCAGCAGCATTAAATTGTTGAGAAAGCTGGCGAGCTATGGCCTCTTTACTAGTAAGACCCATATCCCGATAAGCAGAACGCACATCTGCGAGCCTCTGACCTCCAGTTGCAGCAACAACCCTCTGTCTCACATCTGGAGAAAGACCCATCGTGCGATTCAAAACAGACGCTAACCTCTGCGCATCTCGTTGTTCTTCGGTAGCTGCTTGTCTGCGAATGTCTCTGGCTCTGCTGTTATAATCCTTTAACATCGCCAAATCTTTAGCATAACCAGCACGCTTCTGGTCTGTTAATCTCTGCTGAACGCCTCTAGTCTCGGTGTTTTTGCCCAGTTGCTCTGTTGTCTGAATTTTTGCGGATGCAGACTCCTGCGCTTTAGCCAAATTAGTTTTGGCTATCTCCAGTCGCTTCTCCAGGTTTGAAGCAGCCTGAGCAGCCTTCGCCATATTCTTTTCAGAGGTAGAGGAAAGCCGACCCATAGCGGTTTCAAAGGTAGCAGCAAGCTTCTCAACCTTCTTTTCAAGGTTGGCGATTGCACTAGTCGCTTGTTGCGCCCCTTGATTAACCCCGCTGACATTTAGACTCAGGTCAATTTCATTGTCCGCCATCCGGCTCCTCCTTCTCCTCTTTCACAGGTGGCCTATACTCCCATCTGCGAATTAGTCCCCTGCTGCGCCCTATCCAGGAAGCCAAAACCGCAAAGGGGTTGCCCGTGTACTGCGCTTCCGGCTGTGGCGCATTCAACAAAAAGTCCTCAGACAACAAACGTGCCAAGGTGTATTTGGGTACATGCTTTTCCCATTTCCCCGTTCCTACCTTGACACGCTCATTGAGTGCGTTTTCTATTGTGATTCCAAACCAGGTAATTGCGGTATCAAACATCCATGCCGTCAACTCATCCTCTATGTGAAGAAGCTCTGACGGCATCTTCCCGTACTTAGTCGCTCTCACCCACGTTGTCCACATCAACGTCTTCGTCTGAACGAAAGGTTGCGAGGATTTCCGCTGGCAGTAGTGCCAAACGGAAAATCCATCGCTTCTCTCCAATCGTTAGCTCTGTCATTAGATACTGGCACTGGTCAGCCAAGGCATTCTGGACAACCAGTTCGATAGCAGCGAGATGGGCGAGAGCAGCCTTCTGGCTCTCAACATTCGCATCAATAAAACCTCTCGCATCCTCATCTGAGATGTTGGAGTAGATAGATTTAATCGCCAAAGGGGTCAGAATATCGGGAACCTTCCCCTCTGATAAGAGCTTCCCTAAGCTGATTTGCTTTAGGGTTACAGGTCGCCCAGTGCTAGGAATGATAATTTCCTTGCCATTGCGGCGGAACTCCGCTAGAGCTTCTACTGTGGTTGGTTGGTCAGACATGATACTCTCCTGAAATTAGCTAACTTGTGCGATGTCGGCAGGTGGGATTACGGTAATGTCAACATCTGTTGGATGGGTAATGAAGTTGGCAAGCCCCCAGGTTTCATCGGGAACGGCCTGAACCGTAACCTCTGGAGTTGTGAAAGCCCCAAACTCACCTTGGAAGAGGACAAAATCAGACATAATCTTGCACTTGGGGATAAACACCCAAGTATCGCCCGCTTCTTCGGATAGGGATTTGATAATCGCCCCAAAATAGGGCATCTTCTCCCCACCTTCAAACTGAAGCTGTTTAACGCTGCTGATGGTGGTCACAGAAAGGCCGGTGAGAATCGCCCACATACTGGGGTTCATACCCACAAAGCGCATCTGCAATTGCACACCAGTCAAACGACTACCAGCGGCGACAATCGTATCATCGCCATTCGCAATCGCACTGATAACCTGCATCGTTGCCTGGGCCATTTGAATGCCCATGATGTCGGTTAGAGTGCCGTAGGTATTGGTTGCTGTCCAAGAAGCAACCTTTGCATCGTGAATACCAAACTGTGGCGCACCCTGGTCAAAACCCATTCTTCCATCTCCTTAACTAATAATCACTGTACGTTACTCTACCATGTTTGCGGTAAGTTCTCTTGTTTGCTGACCTCTTGGTTAAGCGTTCTGGAGTACCATAGGGACGATATTCTGGTACGCTTCTTCCCCTAGCATTTCTAGCTGAAGCCTGAGCAAAATACGATTCGGGGAAAGCTAGTCTCTGCAGTATATCAGTTTCCTGTTCTGTAATCGAGAGGTTTCTATACTGAACCAAGTTCAGCATTTGCTTGACCTTGCCCACTGTTTTTGGATACCAGTAGGCGATTGCCGGAGCGATGATGCTGTACCTGCCTCCCATTCCCACCTCTAACCAAATCGCATAAGTCAGGTCTTTAGGGTTTCTGTATCTTAGAACCAGGCTCCCAATAGGGATTATATTTGGCTGATTGTTTTGTTGATAGGCTAATGCAGCAGACTGTTCAGGAGGCAAGATTTTGAGCTTTTGATAACTAGCCTGTTCCTTGGTTCTAGAATGGCTAATCGTATCCAAAGACTCACCATGCTTAGTGAAATACTCCTCTTCTTGCGCTCTTAGGTTTTCAATGTGCTGTCTACGCAATCTTTCGTTTTCTGCCTTTAAGCGTGCGGTATCTATCTTTTTTGCAGCACCTAATCTAGCCTGGAACTCGCTTAACGCTTTTACGTTTTCGGGATTGTCAACAGCAACGGCCTCTAGCTCTTGTCTAGCATGGTGGGTCTTTTCATACTGACTTGGAGCCTGCTTCGCTTTAATGTCATCCGGCCTATCTCGCCAAGGCGCATTCGCTCTCATCCATGCGGTTGCTTCGGCTGCTACCTCATCCATTGCCTTGCGAGAAACAACCAAAGAAAACTGAGTATAATTCTTTCGCAATTCATCTATCGTCCTATAGGCTTGAACTGCCCACTGATAGCTTTGCGGCATCTAGCAATCTCCTTGCGGCTATCTCCCAGGTCTGGTTCTTGGCTATCCACTCAGACGCTTTCTTGCCAAACAGACTAGCGGTTATCGGGTTGTCGTAGCAGTAGCGCATGTTTTCGACAAGGCTTCTGCGATTTGGCCTCATCCAGTTGCCCAAAGCCACCTCATGCACATCAGTCGGAGTGGGCCTTAGCTGACCCGAATCAAGAACCAAGGCCCACTCCTCCAACCAACCATCGTCTAGCCCACTGTACCGCTGAGTGATGACAGGTACTCCCAGGCTTGCTGCCTCTCGATGTGGCATCCCCCATCCCTCTGAGTAGGAGGGTATCACGACGCAGTGCGCCTGAGAGTAAATCGCCGCCATATCCTGGCTTTCCTCAACCTGCCAAATCACCCGCCTATCGGCCCCAACTGCGGTTTTCATGGCCTTGACGTATGCGAGTTTATTGTAGTCTTCAGGTCTGAATTTGATAATCAGACGGACATCCATAACCCCTGTGGTCTTGCCACCAAAGGCCGAATAAAACGCTTCCCAGACATCCTCCCAACCCTTGCGAAACCCCCTGTCACCCAAAGCCAAAAAGGTGTAAGGCTTCAGTCCCTTCTCATAGCTCCTGAACCTGTAGGGAAATTCAGTCGGGTCTGTTCCACCAGGAACCACTCCAACGTCCACAGTAACCCCACTCTCAAGAAAAGCAAGGCGATTGTGTTCACAAGGAACCAAGACACGCTGCACCCCTGAATCTGCAATAGAACGCACCCAAGATTGCGGAATACGGCTTCCCTCTGTCATGGAATAAAGCCAGTGTTGTCCTGGCGCATAGGTCGCCAAATAGGGAGGCATAAATGAAATCGTTAGGCCATTCTCAAAATCCAACCCTTCCTGCTCCTGCATCCATTTTGGCATATGCAAGTGGTCCAGGGTTGCGATTTTTACCTTGGCCCCGATATTCTGTAAACCCTTCACAAAGCGAGAACTGTATCTGCCATAACCGTCTGACTGGTAGTAGTAAGAAACCCAGTTTATCTGAGTCAAAGACTCACGGTTTATTTGAGTCATCGGGTAAACACTACCCTCCAGTCCTGCCTCACGGTTTTCGCATTCGCAACAGGACCCACATCGTAAACTCTAGCGGTATTGCTGTCACACCAAATCGGATAGGAGCGTCCAAGCCTCTGTCCATTCAGCACATCCCAAGCTCTTAATCTCGCTGCCTCAATCTGGTCAGAGTCCCTGTCCTGATAAAAATAAATCTGCACCATCTGGCTCAATCCAGTCGAATCAGAGGTTTGGGTTCTCGCTACTGGTATCTCTCCAAGCTCTCTTACCAAAGCGCAAGGCTTCAAATACCCTTCTTCATCAAAGGCGGTAGCGGTTGGCGAATAACGGTCATCGGCGGAATCGTCTTCACCTCTGCGAATCCCCTCAATTCCGACCTCCTCATCGGTGAAAATCCCGCCAGTGAGAATCGCCATTAGTGTCGCATCAGCCCGTAACAGGTCAGCCAGTTCAGATTCCTTGGTCATTAGGGATGCCTCACCTGCAATTCAGTATCCACAAATATCCTTGCGCCCAACTCCCTAGCCTTCCTGCAGAAGCCAACCACCACGTCTTCTGGGGGCCATGTTAGCTGGTAAGCGAGTCCAGCATCCAGGAAAAAGCAGGAGCCGACCGAATCAACCTCATGGTAGCGAACCCCATTGTCAAGCACCGCAAAAGGCGGAATCTGGTCGAACTGCACACCGTCTTTGCGAAAGGCCCACACATCGTAAAAATAACCCTCAAAATCAAGAATCAGAGGCGCATAGATAGATTGTACCTGTGAGACGCTAAAACGGCTGTGAGTGGCCTTAATTCCGTTTAAGAGCGATTGTAGGGTCTCAGCCGACCACACCAAATCCGACTCCACGATGCCAACGTAATCCGCATCCTTCGGAAGATAAGACCAGAGCTTATTGGCGACAAACGCCAACTGCCGGAACCTGACTGGATGGACGATAGAACCAAACTCAGAGCCACCATGAGAAACATCCACGATATGGGCATCGAAACAATTAGCGCACTCATCAAAAATAGCCGCTGCCGTGTTATCGCTGGAGTCACCATGACCAAGTATTAGGGATAATGAGTCCCCCTGGCCCGACAGCAATCTTTGGAAGTCCCTCATTTGGTCGAAATATCTCTCCAGGTATCGGGTCGCATTGCGGAAAGATGACATCACCGCTACTTTCATATAACTTCCTTTTACCCGCCACTCTAGCAGGATTTCCCTTGACGATTAGCCAGTCGGGTACATCTTCGGTAACCACAGAACCAGGAAGTACTACTGCGCCTTCACCGATGACAACATCTGGAAGCACGATAACTCCCATGAATAAGAGAGCGTATCGACGGATGACAGTTCGGTAATATCGCTTGCGATGCAAGCCTGGTGGCTCTGCTGCTGATGCGTACAGGTATCCCCAGTCAGAGCTACCGCCACCAATGCAGCAATGAGAACTGCATCCCGAATGTTCTTCAAAGATGACCTCCCCACCACCCACGTTGATATGACTGAAGCTGGAGATATGGACGAACTCCCCGATTTCAACTCCCTTGCCGCCTTCAATTTTACAAAACGAATCGATACGTGCGCTCTCCGCTATCTTTACCAGTTCAGGATTCAGGATAATCGTAGGTTCGTATATCATCCAATCGCCTCCACTACAGCCTGAATAGAACCTATAATCGCACGATTGACGCTAATCACCGTGTACTCCTGTTCCTCCATCACCCAAGTATCCCAGGCATCAATATCCAGGTCGTCAATCGTAGGATGCCCACGCACACCAAAGAGGATAAAGCGACGGACCGCACTGGAGCCTGAAGCGTCTGTGGCGGATTGCGGGTAATTGTTGTCTTGCTCTAAGCGCACAGTCTGTGGGTCAAGGGTTCGGTTTCCCCTGCGAATCGTAATATCCGTTGGCTTGTCCAAAATCCTTGCCCACTGAATCTGCGCTCTTATCGCCCACTGGGTAGGTACGAGATAACCTCCCCCTTGCGCTATAGCGGTTCCAAAGTCAATCGGCATTATTGACCTCTCCTTCCGGCTGCAACGTCAAAGAAGAAAGCATTTGTGGTTCCCGCTTCGGGAATATCCTGCACCCTGCCCACCTCATCTACCCAAAAATTCAGCCTATCCTTGAGATTGTCGTAAATTCGAGTCAGGTCTTCTTGCGACTGATTTTGAGTATATTTGGCCAACCAAACCGCATTAGCGGTAAGACCACGCAACACAAGAACTCTGGCATAAGCGACCATTTTGGCGGTATCCCCAGAGTAAGTCTCCTGGGATTCCACAAAATACTCCTCTGCCGAAGAGTCGTCCAACACATCCGCAGATACGCCGGTATCTCGCCTTAGACGGTTGTATTGTTTGGTAGCTTCTTCATCAGTATCGAAGACCGCTGACATTACTTATCCTCTGGTCGAGGTGGTCGACCACGCCGAATCGTAGACGGAATCTTGACATCAGTATCAGGGCTGTTGTCATCGTCGTCATTCTCTTGCGTCTTTACCACCGGCTCAGGCTTAGGCTTAGCGGTTGTCCGTTCCAAGTCGCCATTGCCCAACAACTCTCGCACTTTAGGGGTCAAGGCAATCTCAACTGGGTTGTTGTCACGAACAACAAAAGCCTCACCATTCGGGTGGTCAGGATTCTTTTCCCAAAGGACGACACGGTTGTGGGCGTTTTTATCCTTGCCCACTTTGGCAACCACTGTTACCAGTTCGTTATTAGCCATTTCACTCTCCTTGGAATGGGAGGGAGGGGACGAACCCCTCTCTCAATTACGCAGCCAGGTTAAGAATCTTCGCAGCAGAAGGGTCAAGAATCGCAAAGCCAGAAACCTCAGTCATGGTCATAATCTGGGTTTGGTTGCTGATGAAGCGGTCTGTTTCTTGAATGTTGCTGCCGATTTCGGTGATTTGTTCAAGACTGAACCGTTTGTCGAAGCCCACAATCTTGTCAGCGGGAGCCTCATCAGTCCAACCGTAGCGAACACCGTCAGCGGTGCTGTTGATGGGAACTAGAGTGTTACCGATTCCCGCTAAGTTCAGGTTCATCAGAGGCACATTGCCGGAACCAGTGTTCAGCAGGATTAGCTGCAAGGCAACGTCTTCGTTCATCAGAGCAGTGGTGAGAGTATAAGGGTTCGTAAACTTCATACGGAAAGCGAGCCAAGCAGCAAGGCTAAGCTCACCAACCGTAGCATTTGGGTCAAGCGTTGTCAGGTTATAGCTCGTTGCTCCTGTGTTGGCATTGCCGTCACCGCTAATGATAACCGCAAGAGCAGCAGCAACCTTGTCGACCTCCGACTGGAGAGCCTGCCAGCGAATCCACCAGGAGAGCTTATCCACACGCACACGGCGCATAGCCTCATAGGTCGTGCGAAGACCACGACCATACTTGTGCAGATGGACAGCCCGTGTGCTGGTCGAGAGAGTCGCCATAGGAATCTCAGCGGATTCACCCACACGGAAAAGGCGAAGTGCCTCTTCGTCATAGGTCATGTACAGGGTTCGATAGTCGACTCCAGAAATCGGGGTTGTGGTGGCAACCAGTTCACTAAGCGCAATCGCAGGAGCAAACTGGCTGTTCCAAAAGGGGCCAGCCTCAACCCAGGGACGCTCAAAACCCCCAATCGCCCCACCGTCACCAGAGAGCAGAATGGCACGCTCCTTGGCGTTGGCGTACATCACACTGCGCCACTGACGTTCAAGAAACGCAGGATACAAGGCACGTCCAGACGGCGTATCCCAAAAGACCGTAGCCTCTGAAGACCACCATCCTGCGGCGGGGTTATTGTTGGTCACGATTCCAGCCTCTCGCAACTGGCGACCAAAAGCATCCAACCGTTCCCCGCTTGGGGTCGGGTCAATAACCTCCAAATAGCTTTCCAGGCTCATAGCCTGTTCTCCAGCCTCACGATAAAGCTCAATCGCTCTGGCTTTGTCGCTCAATCGTGCAGAGATTTCCTCTGTGGTTTGGCTTTCTACTGGCATTTCATCTCCCTCCCTGTTTTCCTATTACATCTTGACCACAACGGCGGTTGCGTCTGACGAGTCTAAGATAATCCCTCTGGCGACAACCAGTTCGGTAGCCGTGCCGGAAGCCGCAATGCGAATATAGCCTTCTGCGGAAGCAGCACCCAAGTCACCAACAATCTTGGAACCCTCAGTCAGAGTAGCACCCGAACCACCAGGCAAAGTCATATTGCCCTTCGTTTGCACCACACAGAAGCCATCAGAATCAACGTTGATGAGCTTCCCAAGCACATTCTCACCGTCACCCACCAGAGAAACAGTTTCGCTGCCCTCCATTGTGACCGCAAGACCTACCTGAGCAGAACCGTTTGCCTCATCCGCATCGTAGACAATCGTGTTGTCGTGCGGAAAGGTTTCTGCCTCATACCCAATTCCCTCATGCGATACCGCTGCTCTTGGGTCTGCCATCTTCAATCCTCCTTAGTTGTTGCTAGCCGAAACTTGATACCAGTTTGTACCATCACTGTAGAAAGTGGCGGCATCATATTGCCCCAAAGCTACATTGCCAGCACTTTTCAAGTGAGTAGTCTCGGTAATCGTAATCGTGTTACTACCCACGTTAATCAGTGTTAGAACCGTCCCCGCTGGCTTAATCACAACACGCTCACCCGATACACCTACTGGAGTTGTGGCCGTAAGCCTTTGGTAAGTACCTGTAGATGTGATAAACAGCGGATTCGTAATCGTACCAACTGAGGTAAACGCAATTGCGGTTCTGGGTTGCGCCCGATAGAAGTTCGTAACCCGCAAGTTTGCGAACCCAGTCACACCCCCTTGAGCTTGACTAGGAGCCGCAATCGCAAAAAATAAAAATGCCAACATACAAACAGCCGCACCTACAAAGCCGCCAAAGGTCATTAACTTTCGCATCTCCCCTCCTAACTGTTCCAGTTGACGTAAGCGATAACCCCACCACTGGTATTGTGGAGATACTTGTTCAAGCGGTCAAGCATTTTGCGAACCCGCTTATCGCTGACTTCCTCTTCCAGCTTCACAAAAAGCTCGTTGATTTCAGCTACGGTTTCTGCGGTAATCGCTCCCCCATAGGCATGTGGCATGTTAGCCTCCGTAGCCCTGCGGGGCAGAAGCAGCAAGGACAAAGACCGCAATGGCCGCAACAAACAAGATATACTTCCAGTTCACAGATTTCATCTTTGCCTCCTAATTTGGCAATGGAGCAATAAAACCAGCATCATTAGCAATAAACTCATGACCATACCCATCGAAACAATGAGACACGTTCCAGTTGCCAACCTTGCCCACAACCTCACAGCCAGGTTGTTGCTGTTTGGAAACAGAAGCAGCATAGGCGACTTGCGGTGACGCAATCTGGGCATATATACCAGCACCCATTAACCCGCCATAAAGAATGCCACCCAGAATTGCAACAATGCCCCACAATTCCTTTTTTATCATGGCCTTACTTAAACGCTCCAGCGGGACGCAACTGAACCTTCTTCTTCTCCTGCTTCTCATCACTGGTGGTATCGACCGAATGACGCCCACCCTTGAGCTTCGCATCCGCAGCCTTCTTCCAGTCATCTCGCATCTGCTTGATAACCGTGAGAGAAGCCGTGCGAAGGGTTTCCTCATACAGGGTTTTGTTAAAGTCATTGCCTTGCGCTCTCACGCCTTCCGCCAAGGCTTGAGTCACAAGGTCGTTACGGTAGGTAACCCCATCCGCTGCCTGTGCTTCCAAAGCTTTATTACGCTGAACCAGATTGACAACCGCTGGCTCAACCTCTTCATCGGTTTGCACTGACAATGCAGTGCGTAACGCTTCCAGTCCCATGTCTTCTTCTCCTTGAGATTTTGTCTTATCCGCTGTGCTTCCCAACGCAAAAGAACTGCGAACCGGCAAACGTACCCGATAGGTGTTTTGGATAACCTCAACCATTTCAGGAGTCAGTTCACCAGCCCTGGCAGCACGTTCAGCCTTTAGAATCATCGCATCAGGCGTACTGCCATCGAACACTCCAGACACCTCATTCAGACCTGCATCGTCAATCGTAAAGGTCGCAACCTTCATTGTTGAGATGCCGTTTACCTTTTCTTCGTATTTAATCCCAGGGTAATGACGGCATTCGAAAAGCCCACTTCCGCAAACGTTGCATATTATATCCCCGCCACTAAAGCCAACGCTGACATCCCTCAGCAATCCAGTTTCAATCCGGCGAATGAGGTTGTCGGTGTCTTCCAGTCCCCGAACCGTGTAGAAGTCGGCAACAACTCTTTGCTTGTCCCCAACCACCTCCAGCGCAGCACTGAGAGAATAGCCAACGGGAAGCTCTCGCCAGTTGTGCGAACGAAGGAAAGAAACTCCACGATTCGCATCCCGAACATAGTTGTTCAGGGTTTTTGCGCTCATAACCGTGTAATGGGAATCCAAAAGACTGTTGGAGATTTCGGCCCGAAACTGGAAGAGGTTGTCTCCAGGCTCAATTCCGATTTCCCGAAGACGGATAAGCGAGGCTTCAGTAGCAGCGGAAAGAGGAGCCACCCTAGCCAAGTGAGAATATGTCTCAGTCATTTTATTGCCCTCATTAGCGTGAATCGCAGCAACTTGGTCATGGGCATCCTGTTCTGAGGAATGACAGCCCATTGTCT